GGTTTCATATTACTGAATGTAAAAATAAATGATGTATACTTTCAACAATTCCATAATATTGACTGTTTATCCAGACATGCAATAAAGATATATCTGCATAATTGGTTTTGAGTGCATTGTTTTCTGAGAATCCAGACATTGTTATCATATCATATTTACCCAAACAATACTCAGCAGCATTAATAATGTTCTTGGAATTACCTGACGATGATATTAAAATGATTAAAGAATCGTCTTCAGCTAAATGTTCAATGAATTTAACATATGCTTGTTCCCAACCATAATCATTGGCATAACAACTCATTCTGGCTGAATCACCAAAACAGACTGCCTTTTTGCCAAGAGCTTTGGTGTAATCTTCAGCAATATGACAACTTACCGCATTACTTCCACCATTACCCAATATCATTATACGATTTCTGTTTGATATAATAGATTTCAATTTTTCAATATCTTTGTTATCTATTTCATCCAAACACGTTTTAAAATTTTGTAAGTTCATTGTATTTTAATCCCATTTCCGAAATTTCTATTTTTTTAACCATTGGATAATCATCCAATTCTTCGTTCTTGTTGGTAAAGACTAGAAAATATCCTCCGTTACCAGCACCACACAATTTATGTGACAATATCCTATCATCACAAATCATTTTTTTATCTAATTCTAACAATACTTGATTTTCACAAATGTATTTGGAAGTTTCTTTTTTATTATTCCAAGACCTACGCATTATTGAATTGAAATATTTAACATCACAATTTTTGATTGAAATTTCCAAATCAGTAACATCCTTTAACATAATTAAAGATTTGTCAATATTCAAACTTTCAAGTATTGTTGTTGATTTTCTTAGAACACCTGTATATATCAAGTGCATATCCATATCATTAAATATTTTAGTGCTTAAAAATTTGAATTCTGGATCATCATTTTTGGAAAATTTTATCTTTTTAAAACCACTCATACTACCATAAAAATCCTGTTGGCCAACAAGTGGATTAAACTTCTTCTCAATTTCTTCAGCCAGTTTACAAACTTCGAATTCACTTATGTTACGTTTCCTCATAATAAATATTGATTTGATTAGTGCCTGTAAGTAAGAAGAAGATGCAGCCAATCCTGAACCAGTTGAATATATGTCTGATGTAAGTGAGCAGTTTAATTGTTCCACATTCAAATACTCAAAACAAAATTTAATCATTTCATTTTTGATATCAGATAAATTTTTAACCGATTCTCTTTTTGAATAATTTATAATATAATTATTATCAATAGAATTTTCACCAAATACATCTTGGTGAATGGAAACATATGTTCTTAGATTTGACGGAAAACTAATTACAGAACCACTACCATATTTCTCTATAAAATATGGATGGTCAGTTGAACCACCAACAAGTGATACACGCAAAGGACATGATACTGTTATCATTCTGACATCTGTTAAGAAACATTATATGCAGGGAAATATCTAATGAATATATCGTTTTTGATATCACGATTATTGACAATTCTCTCTTTAATTTCGGAGAAAAAGTTCCAAGCCAAAGGAACAAAACAAATTTTTTCAAAATTATTCTTCAATAAATCAATTGAATGTATTTCGATATCCATACCTGGAGTTAAATAACCTTCTTTCATTGGATTATCATCAATAATATAATCCAATTTATATTGAATATAATTTAACAAGGTATTGCCTTTGGCTGCTGCACCATAACCAATGATTGTATAACCTTCATTTTTATATTTTGAAAGGCCTTTCAATAACTGTGTTTTAATGGTTAAAGCTTGTTCAGAAAATTGTTTGTATTTTTCTAAACCGTAAATACCATTCTTTTTTTCTTCTTCAATCAATTCATTCAATTGGTGTTCAGAACACATTTTCTTTCCAAAAGAAAATAGGAATGACTTGCTGTGTATATCTGTTTTAATTATACTGGAAACAAATAGTCCATGTCTATGTGCCAACTCTTTAATTGAAGAGGCTGTAAAATATGAAGAATGTTCATGGTAAATAACATCAAACTCATTGTTCAAAAACATGTCACATTGAGATGTTTGTAAATAGATTGAACCGTTGTCGGAAATAATATTTACACAAGATTTAATAAAATCATTAGGATTTTCAACGTGTGGTAATACATGGAATGCCATAATCAAATCTACTTGACCCACATCAGATTTAAATTTGTTTGAGAATTCGTAATTCCAATAATCAACATATACATTAAGATTTCTTTTCTCAGAAAGTTCTCTAATATTTTTAGCAGGATCAACACCATAACTTGTGATACCTTTATTCTGGAACATTTCAAGTAATAGGCCAGAGTTACAAGCAATTTCCAACACATTCTTAGGTTTTTCAATACTATTCAAAATGTAATCAGTAACCCATTCAAAATATGTGGTAAGAGTTTTTGTTGTGTCTGAGATATACAAATAATTCTCAAACATTTTTTCTGGTTCCACAGAAACTGAAAGTTGTGAATGCCAACAATTGGTGCATACCTTCATACGTAATGGATATTTCTCCAATACTTCACCTTTATGATATGAGTTTGCTAATGGTTGGTCCATTAAATCAAGGTACTGTTCTTCTACAGGACTCTCACAAACTAAACAATTTAAATTTTCTTTATAATGTAAATTCATTTTTCAATTCTCTTTTGCCACTTATTGTTTCTTGGGTTATTTAAAATGGAATCAACTATGGATTCTACGGTACCAGTAAATTTAAAATCAAAATTTTTGATAAACTTATCTGAAGATATTGCAAAATCATAGGTAAAATTGTTACCTAAATCTTTTAATGGAACACGGATATAATTTGAAACTGAAGTACCAATATTTTCAACATTATCATTAAATGATGCCACATTATAGATTCCTCGTTTATCTTCATTTGAATCAATGATAGTTTCTACTGCGGAACAAAGGTCATCAATTGAAAGTATTGGCCTATTAGCATATCCGTTAAAAATATTTACTTCTGAATTGTCTTTTGCATTGAGTGTCATTGAATTAATCATCAAATCAAGTCTCATATTTGGTGACCAACCATTAACACTACCAAACCTTAAACCATAATATTCAACATTCGTCAATGGCATAAAATGGTCTATTGTGGTTTTGGTGATTGTTAATCCATCAAGTGGTTCTAACAAATCAGCTTCAGTTTTTTGTTCTTTACCTGATGTTGTATAAACACATGAACTTGATGCATATATAAATTTTTGTTTTTTGATTTTTTTCACAAGATTCATAAATTTAACTACGTTGTTATCCATAGTATCAAACAAATCTTTACATAATTGTACAGAAGAATTGGCTGCAACTAGAACAACCACATCATATTCATCAATAAAATTCACATCCAAATCGTCAAAATCAGACTTTAAATTATTAGGATTAATATAATTTCCAAACCATTCTAAATCTACTGTGGTGATTGAATATTTGGTTCTAAATTTAGTAAACAAAGCAGAACCAATATAACCACACCCACCAACAATCAATACTTTTTTCATATAATAAACTCTCTATAATAAATTTTTCAAAACATTTTATGGTATAATAGGCACAAGCATTGGTGGAAAATCTTTATTTCCAAATACTGTTATTTTATTTATGTGACAGTTTGAATTGTGCGGTGTGGAGTATTTGTGTAAAATATCTCTCATACCATAACCAGATTGTGTGAACAAATTTAAAAAATTCATTTGAGTATGCCATGCATCTTGTAATCTATCTGATAGTGTCACAAGAAATAATTCATTATATTTTTCTAAAATTATTTTACAAACATCTGCACGAATCATGGAGTTTGAACAAGAAGCACAGAATTTTCCTGGCTCATAATTATCCACATAAGTTGAAACAAATGGATATTCCAAGGTACATCTGTCAACAAAATCTTCATAAAAATTGGTTTCTACTGGAACATAATCATCTTCAATTAAAAAGAAATAATCAAAATCATTAATATTCTTTTTAATCATATCGTTCCAAGCACCATAAGAGAATCCAACATTAGTGCGAAAAACAATTTCTACCCTCATTGTTTTTATTTGGCTGACTGTATCAATGGCTAATTGCTTCAACTCATTTGGCATATCATCATTAAAAACAAAAGTGGCCAATTCAACTTTACTATTTTCACATCTGTTTAAAAAGTCAACATGGTGTCTAGCAAAAAACATAGGATCATTTTTGAATTTATCCTGATAACTAGCATAATCTCTATTTGGTCCAATGTATATGACCGTGATATAATTTACTTTATAGTCCATAATTTAATCTTTCTGGTACCTACCATGTAAGCCAACTTTTCCTTCCACCCAAATGTTATCAAATTCAACAACATCATTTTTATTTAAAAACTTGTAATAACCATGTTCGATATCATAACGTCCATCACACGATTTAAACACATCTTCAAATTTACTTATATAATCTTCCATATTGGTTTTATGCATAGACCATAATCTAGTTTCATATATTCTTAATTCTGGTGAAATCCAAGATTGAACAGATTTCTTAAAAACATATTTTCCCACAGTAGTGTCATTATAGTCTTCAATGTTAAATTCTTCCGTTATATTGTGTCGGCCAGATAATTTAAAAATCCTATTATAATCAGACAAATCAATATTATGTTTAATGTATTCTATTGTATTACGATATATCAGTAATTCACCATGACTTTTATATCCCATTTTACTCAATTCAAATATGTCCTTATTGGTAGAAGAATCTATAAAAATATCAACTAAGCTTGCTATGTGTTTTTTATATTCATCACAAGGTAAAACTGAAACATCATTCAATATTATTTTACAATTTGGAATTTTATTCTTAACAGTCTCAATAGAATGTATTGTTTGTGTATAACGGTCATTCAAAGCAATAGCACCAACAACTGGAGCCAATGCTGATGTAATAATACATATATGTTTCATAAATTAACTAAAATTGTTCAAAGTATCCACTATATGTTTTAAATTATCATCTGTTAACCACCAGCCAACAGGAATACAAATTTGTGTTGCATCAAAAGCAGTTACACCAGATAAATCACCTTCTTTAAAATGAATAGTTGAGTCATATAAATCATTTCTATAATGAACTGGACTGGATGATATTCCATTTTCTTCTAAGTATTTTGCAAATTCAGCTTTACGACCATTCAAAACATGCATACTGAATAACCAGAATGAACAGGTTTCATCCCAAACTGGCATTACCAAATTTGCATTATCAATATTATCTATTAAATATTTTGCATTTTTTCTATGAGCATTTACAGATGTTTCTGCTAAACCAACATTAGCAAGACCAATCGTAGCATTAATATCATTCATGTGATATTTGTAACCTGCCTTAGTAATGTTTTGTGTGCATCTAAACGATTCAGACTTGGTTCTATCTAATCCAAACCATCTTAAAATTCTGGCTTCTTGTTCTTTTTCTTCGTTAGGGCAAATAATGATACCGCCATCACCACTTGTTAAAAACTTAATTGCTTGGAAACTATAACAAATATAATCACCTCTTTCAACAGGTTCTTTTAAGAAGACATCCCATGTATGAGCCGCATCTTCAATTATTGGAACACCAAAAGATTTTAATGTTTTAAAATCACAAATTCGTCCAGCCCAGTTTACAGCAACGATAGCTTTAGTTTTTTCTGTAATTAGTTTTCTAGCAGATTCTGGATCCATCAATCCAGTCATTGGATCAATATCTGCCCATCTGATTTTAGCGTGTCTGTGGATAATACCAACTTGTGAAGCAAAACATGTCTGTGGTGTAGCAATAACTTCATCATCAGGACCGACACCACACAAATGCAAACACAAATCAATAGCTGAGGTGCAAGAATTTATAGTAACAGGTTTAATTCTAGATTTTAATGCCATTGCCAAAACATGTTCAAACATTTCAACTTTTGGACCTTGGCCTATAAAACCAGACAATAACACTTCATTCATTGATGAAGTAACATTTTCGGACATTCCTACTTTAAATAACTGAATCATAATGATACTCCATTTTAATGATTTTTCCATCATCTCCGATAACTCTAAATCCTATTTTGTTATAAACAGAAAAAGCTACCATATTTGTTTTTAATAATTCTAATTTGATTGGCAAATTGAAATCTTTAGAATTTTTAACCAAGTAGTTAAACAAAACAGAACCGTAACCTTTACCTCTTTCATCTTGAACTAACCCACCTGTTAATAACACTACACCGTCTTCAACTCTTATATATCCGTAGCCAATCATTGATGAAATTACACCATGAATAACATTATGTAACAAAAAAAGTTTGTTTACATTTTTATCAATACTATCATACCATTTTTGTTGTTGTTCATATGAAATTTCAGCAGTATTTCTGGTCATGAAATTTCTACATATATTTCTAATATTTCTTAAACTTTCCACCTCTTCTTTTGATTTGACTGGAATCATAATCAATGTATTATTTTCGCTCATGTTGTTGTCCTATATGTAAAAAAGTTATTAGGATCTTCTTGATTAAATTTTTCCATAACCAATTGTTTCCATTTTGGTACCCTATCATACTGATGTACAATACAATGAGGCTCATTTTTTGTTGTAGTAACCAATCCAACTTCATAATTAAAAATTGGTTCTGGTTCTGTTAAAAATGGTCTGAAATAATCCATTTTTGATGGGTCACCTGTTGTACCAAGTTGGACTGCCCAGCCATCTTCTTGATTGGTAAACAATACATTGTCTTTATATGGTTGTGTTTGTAACAAGACATTATAAACCGCTTGGTCTACAATAGGAATTGGCCTGTTGATTGAATTTGTGAAAATGTTGAAACACATATCTTTAACGTATTCGGATTTTCCACCGATTGTTCCTACATTATAAATGATATTATTTTTAAATTTTTCATGTACCTCTGGACCATAAGCTTGCATCAAGTTATCATTGCCCCAAGGTTCATCTTTATAATACATTGATTCGGAACCAGCAACTAAAGACTTCTCACCCATAGAATCAAAAATCCATTTGCATGGATCTTTTTGAAAGTATACATCTTTAACATCGGTACTCACAACAATATTGTATTGTTTCCAATTGTTATATAAAAAATCATATATTGACCAAAATCTTGCAACATGAATTGGTGCATTAATTCTTGGCATATCATATAATTTAAAGCCCCGTTTAATTAACTGTTTTTTAGTGTCATCGGAAGCATCACCAACAATCATCACTTTATCACCAACAAAACCACAAGAATCAATTGATTCTACCCAAGGCTTTAATTGATTATAATTATAACCTGTAAATCCACCGATAATTAAGTTTTTTGCCATGGGAAAACTCCATTATATTTTTCATTCATTATTTTATTACCATTCTTAAAAAAGTCTGCATTAACTGAACCAGCATTTCCGTCTACTCTATAATTGATTGTATATTTTCCAGTACAATCAAATTTAGGAAAGTATTGTGATAAAGCCTGTAACCAAACTCTATCTTGTCCCCAACCACCATGCCATACTTGTGCTAATTTTATCGCAACCTCAGTCTTTAGGCAATAGCAATTAGTATCTATATGATTAACTCCATGATAAGTTTGCCATTTACCAAGTGATTCACAGTCATCATTAGTGATATAGTTACCATCTTTGTCTCTAATTTTTCTAAGGGAATATGTCCAATCAAGTTTTTTTTCTTTGATTGTGTTGATACACGTTTCTACATGTTCTGGTTCCATCCAACAATCTTGGTCCAAATACAATACATATTCTGTGTCAATCAGGTGTGTGAACGCAGCATAGACTCGGTGGCCATAGAATCCTTTGGCACCAACATTGATGGGTAGATAACATCTTTCCAAATTTTTTCTAGAAAGAAAGTCATCTGTAATGATTCTTGTTTTTGAATGATGTTTTATACCATCAGCAATTACATAACATTTTGTTTCATAGGTTTGTTCAAGTACAGATTGAACAGCACTCCTCAACTCCGGAACACCAGTAGTTGGTATAATCACGGTCGCACTCATAAATCATCCTCTAGTCAGTTTTAATATTTTCTCTATTTGTTTTTCAATTGCGGGTTTACGATTAGGCCAGTAGATATATTCTTTATCACCTGTACTATGTAATTTCTGTAAGAAAGGTATAACCATCTTTTCAACTTCATGTAAACGAGTTTTATAGTCATCTGCGGTTTCGGCTGTTTTGTTAATTACCGAATTATATTCTTCTTCAGATACGGCTGAGAAACCAAAATCATTATCATCGTTATTTTGGTATTCTTTTAAAATTTTGTCAAAGTCTGTTAGTGCCATTTTTTATTTGTAAGAGTAGTCACACATCATACGGGTAGGATAACCATCACCACCTTGTGTATCACGTATATTTAGTTTAAGAATGTAATGTCCTGTTTCAATTTCCATATCAATACGTTTACCTGTTCCTGATTTACCACCATAATATACATTACAAGACCTAGGTGTTGCAGCTTCAGTCATATATCGTTCATCAACATCATACACCTCGGTTGTACTCAATTTGTGAACGATTGTATAACCATGGCCAACACCAGAAATTAAGAAGTTCTTTAATTCATTTTTTTGTTGTGCTGACATTGTTTTCCAAACATCTTCAATATAACCTTTTTTTAATTTACCGTTATAAATGTCACAGAACAACGCATCATTAATGTTAAACATATTTAAAATTTTCAAACCGTCTTTATTTGTAATGCGTCCAGTTTTAATTTCTTGTGGTGAAAGAACTGTTCTAATACCAGAATTGAAAAAAGTAACTGTACCACCAGTTTTTAAACTAAGATATATTTCTTTCTTACCGTTACACACTAGTGTAATATCAGTAACTATAGGACCAAGATTATTGTTTCGAATAGGAATCTTTGAGGATATTAAAACTTGTGGTGAAAAAACAAATGGCCTTTTGTTGTTCAATTCACCTACCATTTTCACTTCTAATGTTTTGCATTTATCTAATTTGTGTAACTTAACCACATCATCTACAGCTTGTTGTAATTTTGGGTCTGATATTTTATTTCCATCCCACCATTGAGTAATTGCTTCTGCTAATTGTCCTTCATATGCATTACCTTTGTTCTGTACACCTCGGCCACCAGATGAACCAGAACCAAACTTCATTGTAATCTTTGTAGATTTTGTTTCTCTTTTTACTTTAACTAAGTCTATATCTCCCTGCAAATCTCTAGTAACATTAATTTTACCAATAGATGCAGGGTCAATATTAATTGGTGTTTCTACTTTTTTAAACTTATCTTTCAAATAGGCAAAGATATTGATTATTTCATCAATTTTTGCTTTATCACCTTTTAAGGTTTTCTTGATATCAGTTGCGGTCTTAGGAAAAAATGTGTATGCCATTAAACACCCAAATGAAAGTATTTATCTGATAATTTGGATGTCCTTTCCAGAAGTCCAAATTTCTAACTCATTTCTCAATCTGCCTTCATTATACAAGGTTTCATACCGATTACAAGCCTTGTTTCTCCACCATTCAATCAAGTTTACCAAATTGTGTTTTTCATAGTTTTCACCTGGAATTAACTTATCCGACTTACAGTTAACGTAATCTACCATGTTTTTGAAACCATAATCACTAACATAATAACGCTTTTGTTCTGTCAACCCTTTAGCCTTCTCAATCGTTGCTTGGAATGTAGCCCCTTCAGGTGTTGCTTTAAGAGCTGCTTTAGTGAGAGATATAATCTTCATGGATATCTTAAGCTTCTT